AGCAGGCTTCTTGAAAGCGTTAGAAGACTACTATGTTACTCCTCTAATGGCTGGAAAAACCCCTATTGCTTATCCTCGCTATCTCAAAAGTGCTGGACTAATGGCTTTGACTTCAATTGCAGAAGAATTGGGCCAAGATACTTTCATGGGTGATGTTGCTACAAGAATGACTGGAAAGGCAAAGACCAAAGTTACTTCGGGAGAATTAAGAGCAATTGCGAGATTTTTTACTGTTCTTGATGAACCAAGTGTTGTTGTTACAGATACACTTTTACAACGGGCTGCTGACGCTGCTAAGGGATTAACTTCTATTTTCGGAAGAGAAGAGGACAATCTCAACACAGTTGCATGGATTTTGAAAGACATCATGGAGCAGTCCGATAGCGAAGAATACCTTTCAAGAAGATTGCCAAGAGATAATCTTACTATTAATGCTCGTTTTAAGAAAATGAATAATAAAATGAACAGTAAGTCCTTTATTGCAAAATTACCAATCTTTATTTTGCCATTTTGGTTAGAAATAAATGAAGGCCTACTCACAAGAACCAATTCTTTACAAAGACAATACAATTCTTTGAAAACGGTTCTATCCGAAATAGAAGAAGAATTACCAGAAGTCTTGAGCAAATTGTTAAAAGCCCATGATGAAATTAGAAAGGCTCTCAACAAAACTGTTGTCTATGGGACTCTTGGATTAAAGCATGACTCTTATGATAAAATTGTGGATAAAATGTATCTTGAAGAATCAATTGATTTAAGTCATCTTGAAGTGGAAAGAATCGTAAAGGCAATTGATTCTCATGAAAATATTGGAAAAGAATACGGCATTAGTGCTGAACAGGTTTATCTCATTAAGGCAAACTTTAGGTGATATTATGTGGCAAGATATTTTGAAAAGGGTGGAAATGAATACTGAGGATTTCTGCTGTGCCGAATTAAAAAGAGAAGCAGATGAGTTTATGAGAGACTTGGGAGAAGCGACAAATGACCCTACTTTGGAACCTAAATACTCAATAAGATTTCAGTATTCGGGATGCAAGCAAATTTTGCGACACATGAATTTCCTAACAAGTAGTTCAAACTTGCCCGAAGGTTTCAAAGAAAGACTGGTTCAAATGATTAATGTGTATGAGGATTGTAAAAGGTTTCCAAGCAAGATTATGAGGGGATAGTTTTGTGGCAAGAAATTCTCAAGAAGGAAAAGGATGCTTGCTACCATAAGGTAAAGAGCCGCTACAAGAAGTGGCCTTCTGCTTATGCTTCGGGTGCTTTGGTTCAATGTCGCAAAGTCGGGGCTTCCAATTGGGGAAACAAATCTAAGAAGAAGTGATACTATGTCTTGGAAAGCAATTCTAAAAGAATATGACGAACAACCCTATGATAAATTATCTCAACAATTTAAGTATTTAGAAAAAGAACTGATAGATGCCGTTAGTGATTATGAGTCTGCCTTAGTCAGAATTAAAGAGTTAGCGAATAAATTAGAAATGGAGATGGATATTCCCGAATTGAAAGACGAAATATATATGGCTACTAATGCCCTCATTGAAGAGAGAAGCAAAGACCCCGAAGAATACTTTTCGCACATTAGAGAAATAGAAAATGTTCTAAAAGAAAGAGAAAATAAACTTTTGGAGTAATGATGTTATGTCTTGGAAAGGAGTCCTCAAAGGCGGAGATAACTTCGCAAGAGAAAAGAAAGAGGGACTTCACGGATGGTTTTCACGAAGAGGTGGAGGAGGTCAAAAGGGATGGGTTTCTTGTCAATCTTGCGAAGATGACAAAAAAGGAACAAAGCCTTGTGGTCGTAAAGATGCTTCTAAAGGAACAAAGCAAAGATGCAGACCAACCTGTGCCGCTTGTAAAACTTACAAAAGGAGGAAGGGGGCATGAGTTGGGAAATCATATTGAAAGAATTGGCTTGTCCGAGAGCAACACAAGACCTTAAACTAAACACAAAAAACCGAGATGCTTCTATCAAAGCAGAACATATCCAATATGGCCCGCTCAATTTAGAAGATGAAGATTATTGGGTAAGAGCCGCAGACCATTGGAATACTACTCCCGAAGTCGCTAAGAAGTCAAAGTGTAGTAACTGTGTTGCTTTTGATATTTCGCCTCGCATGGAAAAGTGTATGCCAATGGAAGGCGAATTAGGGTATTGTTGGATGCACCATTTCAAGTGTCACAAGGATAGGACTTGCTACACATGGGCGAAAGGTGGCCCAATTGATGACGACAAAACATCAAAAGAAAACCAAATGAGGGGAGAACAATGAGTTGGAAAGCAATACTAAAATCGGATTTAGAATCTAAAATCCTTGCTGAGATTGAAAAGGAAGGCGGAGCATTAGGCATGAAAAACTTAACCAAATTTGGTAGCGAAAAAGAAATCAAAGAAGCGTTGGAAAGCCTCAAGCAGAAAAATAAAATTTATGAGCATAGAGATGGTGACATTATTTCCAAGAAGGACAAAAAGGATATGCGAGTTGGTCGTGTTTATCCTTCCGACAGAGCAGGTAAGAAAATTATGATGCTCACCCATGAAGGAAAGAAAATTCATGCTGGCGCAAAGGGCTACGGCAATTGGAAAGGAAAGGGCAAGAATCGTGGCGGAGGAACCCATAAAAACCGAAAACGAAGAGCAAACTTCAAATCACGGCACAACTGCGACCAATGCAAAGGGCGCATTACAACTCCTCGCTGTTTAGCCTGTAAAAAATTGTGGTGATAAAATGGTTCGCAAATTATCGGATGAAAGACTGAAAGAAGATGGTCAAAAATTAATTGATGACTTAGGAAACACTATTGAAATTTTGACAGATTTGAAAGAAATTGCATATGAATATGTTGGTGGAGAAGATTTGGATTTGGCTGAACTTCGCAGACTACTCACAGGGTTTGATGGCAAGATTGCAAATATTGAAGGAGCATTCGCAAACATTTTTAGAAATACCATGAACAAGTGATAGCATGTCTTGGTGGGATATTATCAAAGACCATCCTCGCTTGGTGGAGTTGTTAGGTAAAAAATCTCAAGTTTTGGTTAAATTCAAAGACGAAAAAGAAGTCATTGAGTTGTGGAATGCAAGTAACCCAACTCTGCAAATGCAAACAAGAGACTCAAGAGGGTTAGGTTACTACCCCATAGACACTTGGTATGGTGTTATCAAGAAAGTAAATGGCAAGCCTATTCTTGGGGCAATCGGCGGCTATGCTATTAGACAAGGAAAGGGAGGGAAGAAGTTTGCTTTTATTGGTGGGATTAGAGGAAACAGAACAAGAGAATTTAAAGGAATACCCACAAATGTTGTTAGAGAAAAATATCTTGGTGACTTAAAAGGCATACCTAAAATTGCTGGATATACCGACATGGGAGCAATAAGATTTGCTACTGGGGAACAACCAGCAGAACATGAGGTTATTCCTGATGAGGTATTAAACAGTTTTAGAAATGATGAAAGGTATAAAGATTGGCGAATTACAAAACAACTTGACTGGTTTGTGTGGGAGTGATTTCAATGAGTTGGTTTTCTATTCTTAAAACTGATGCGGATTTTGATTTCTATTTAGGCGATAAATTTGGACAATATGATACTGCTCTTGATGAGATTTTAGTGAACCCTACCTCTATTTACGCATATCTTAAAAAGAAACTAAAGAGAGAACCAACCGATAAGGAAATTACAGAGTTTATCAAAAGAACGCTTATGCATGAAGGAGGCCATGCTGGACATTTTAAAACCCAACCTAGCGATTTTGGTAAAGATAGAAATATACAAAGACTTGAAGGAGTAGCATATAGATTACAATTCCCAGAAAGTCTTTATTTAGCGATAGTTAATTTAGTAAAACATCCTGCTTCTTTTAATAGAGATTCCTATAATACTGTTAGTTGGTTAGGTAAATATTTAGAAAAAGCAAATACTAAGGAATTAAAATCTCTAATTAGATGGGTAAATAACTTAGCCCCCGATTTAGAAAGCAGAGAAAAAATACTTAGATTAGAGATTAGGCAAAGAAAAGCGGATAAGTTTAAAAGAAAACTTTTACCGAACAGGGCAGACCAAGCGATTGCTATATATGGAAGAAAACATAAAAAGTTTCTTGAGAGTTTAAACTGGTGATAAAATGAATTGGTTTGATATTTTAAAGGTGAATTTTCCGAGTGATTTTCAAAGGTTTCTTGTGGAGGTATTTGGTATTCCAAGTGCAGATACTAAGAAATTAACTCCCTCTCTAAGTTTAATGCGAGCGATTAGTGATGGTAAATTAACAGAAGAGATTACTGAAAATGAATTTGAAAAACTTACAAATTTGGCAGAAGCAGAACAATATGAAAATTTTTTAGAAAGGTTGGAGGAAATAAATTCAAACTATATGGAAAAATATAAAGAAAGAAGTCAAGAAAGGAGAAGGGAAAGGTATGCTAATGACCCTGAATTTAGAAGAAAATTATTAGAAGGAAACAAAAAAACACACGCTGACCCCGAATTTAGAGAAAAAAGAAATCGTCAAAGAAAAGAAAGGCGGGCCGATGACCCCGAATATAAAGAAAAAATAAATCGGCAAGCAAGAGAAAGGTATGCTAAAAGAAAAAAAGGGCCAGTTAGACAATATAGGCGTAAAAAGGAGAGGAAAGAATAATGGAATTAGATACCTTCAACTTTGAACATGAAATGGATATGAAGTTATCCAAAAACTCATTTCCGTATTTCTTTCAAAATGTTCTTGGTTTTGATTTTCCTTCATACATACAAGAGTGGCATAATTTAATGAACGAAACTCAAAGAACTGTAATTATTTGCTCAAGAGACCACGGAAAATCTGTATTTATGCATTCATGGGTTGTATGGAAATTAATCTTTGAAGAACCCCCATATCAAATGCTTTACATCTCTTCTAACCAAAAGCAGACTTTAGTTCATATGAGAGATATTGATAAAATGTTCACCCATCCGATGCTTAAAAAATTCAAACCTGCAAGGGGTTGGGCTATCGGGAATATTACCCTCACCAATGGAAATCAAATCCTTGAGCGTTCTGTTGGCTCACAGATTCGTGGTCTGCACCCTCAAGAAATTATCATTGACGACCCTTTGAAAGAGTTTAGTATGACGGGTATTCAAAAAGTAACAGATTGGTTTTATGGTGACATGATTCCTACACTTCACCACACCGCTTCTCTTCGTGTTATCGGGACTCCATTTTCTTACACGGATATTTACCAACAACTCGCAGAAAATCCAGCATATACGGTGAGGACATATCCTTGTCTAAATTCTCTCAATGAACCGTTATGGCCTGAGCGTTGGAATTATGAAGCATTGATGGCCCGTAAAGCGGAAGTTGGTTCTTTGATGTTCACAAGAGAGTATATGTGTGTGCCAATCTCAACAGGGACTTCTTTATTCAACCCCGAATACTTAGATGCGGCGAAGAATAAGGATTTGGTTTTGAAACCCCATCGCAGGGAGGGCATGAAATATTTTGTAGGTGTGGACCCTGCTATTTCAACAGATGGTGACTACAATGTTATCACGGTTCTTGAGATGGATGAAAATGAAAACAAATCCATTGTGTATATTGACCGAGCAAAGAATGTTCAGTTTAGAGAAAATATACAAAAGGTCAAAATTATTGGACAACTGTTTAGACCCGAAGTTATTCTTTTTGAAACGAATACTTTCGCTAAATCATTCACTCAAGAGTTGCGCCAAGTGGCAGACCTTAATATTCACGACTTCAACACTACCCGAAAGAAGAAACAAGAAATCATCCTCAACTTGCAGATGACCTTAGAAAACTCAAAGATGAGTTTCCCTTATGGCAACGAAGAAAGTAGGAGAGTTACCTCCACATTGATTGAGGAGTTATCCATGTTTGCCATCACAGAACGAGGAAAGTTTGAGGGTATTGGGGCGCATGACGATATGGTGATGAGCCTTGCTTTGGCAAATGCGGCCACTTACCAAGCCTCGGATAACTTCATACTATTAGACGATTTGGGACTCTTTGAGGAGGCCAAACCAACGAGGCAAGTTTATCGTGGTCTTGGTTTAAATTTTTGAGGTGAGATTATTCCAACTGCCGAACAGTATGATAAAATCTCGGAAAAGGCCAAAGAGTTGGCCGAACTTCAAAGAAGAGAGGAAGAAATCAAAGAGGAGGCAAATAGGGATGCCGATACCGAAATTTTTCAAGAAGAAAAAATGCTTTCCAAAACTCTTTATTCGGATTATGTGATGTCCGAAAATGAAGAAATTTCAACGCTTTGTGATGTTTTGAAAATTAATGCTACTGAGGCAAGAAAGGCTTTAGAAAATTTTCCGCCCGAATATGTTGTGCAAGAAAGAAACATTCCCGACCTTGTGAAGCAAATGAGAATGTCAAGAAGAAAGTTGAAGGGTGAGAATAGAGATAAAATGTCAAAGGCAATTGATACAATGATTGATGCCTACTCAGACCATTTGTTTAAGTGCATTGATTCCATTTATTGGTTAGCACCCTACAAAGAGTCTCTTCTTAAAATGAGGTTCAATGAAAAGGATTTGCAAAAATTAAACAAGATGAAAAGCCTTGAGGAAAGAAGGGAAGTTGTTGATGCTCTTTGTAAATACTGGGAAGCAGAAACAGAACAGAAAGGAATGGTCTATGGACAGGAGTATTCCCGCCTTTCAAAAGAGATGTCTTTTGCCAAGAGAAATTTTAGAGAGTGCATCGCTAAAATCACCAACCAGTCTTTGAACAAATCAAAGAAAGAGAGGCAAAGAGATTTTATTTTGAAAGCAGTCTGTGAGAAGCATGGCATCACCGCTTCCGAAATTCACGACCGAATGCCAAGCGATTTACACAAGAGTTGTAGTCCAAGTGTTATTTCTCAAGAAATTAAAAAGTTGGGTATTGTTTCGGTAAAGGGTTCGTTATACAAAATACCTGATGAAATTAAGAAAAATATTTGGGCTTATACTGCCGCATTTATTGACTCCGATGGCTATATTACTCTTGACCGCAAGATGAATCCAAGAGTAGGATTGGTCGCAACAGGAGAAAGAGGGAAGGCATTTATGACCGAGATGCATAAATCAATTGGTTTTGGCCGTATGCACTTAGACCAAAAATCTCCCCAAGACACACGGCTTATCAACAGGTTGAATTTTTACTCTCAAGATGATGTAGTGAATCTATTGACGAAATGCTTGCCTCACTTTCGTTTAAAGAAAGGAAATGCAAAATTACTATTGGAATTGATTCGTATGAAAAAATCTTACAAGAAGGCTGATTGGTATAAAAGTCGCTGTGATGAAATCTTCAAACTCATGAAGTGGGAAAACCATAAAGACCATGTAGGTTTTGATTGGGCTAAGGAGAATATCGTTCTTGATGATATTCAAAAATACAAAGACAATTGTAAAATGTCGGTAATGGACTCTATTGAACAAATTGGGGGAATGCAAAATGTGGTTTGATACCCTAAAGAAGAAAAGATTTGATTTTGAAAATACGCCTATATTAAGAAGACCAAATAAATGGGATGAATTTGCAAAACCTGTTCCTTCTTACGCTAAGGGCTTTGAAGATAGGCTTATGAAATTATCCGATGAAATAAGACTATATAAAAGATTGAATAGCGAAATTCCTGCGAAATATAAAGATGAAGATTTTTTCCTTGATGTATATTATGGTGAATTTACTCAAGATGATTTAGATAGAATTTTTATATTAAGGTGGGCTAAATCGTATGCTAAAAACTATTTAGACAAAAAAAGAGATATAGAATATTGGGAAGATATAGTTGAAGAGAAAAGACCAATAGTAACTGGTAAAAAAACAGGTAAATATAGTGAGTATGTTCTCTCGGAAGCCCGAAGGCTTTTTGAATATGGAAAGACAAGAATTAAATTAAACAGAAAAATTATGGCTCAATTGGTTCCTCTTATGGAACATTATTTAGGTTTTAATTATTATGATTTTATTAAGGCGCGCTCAAAGTCAAATAAATCTGTAAGCCTTTTACCAAATGAGAATTATCTTTCAATAATTGATAGGGATTGGTTAAAATCATTAACCGACGAAATTGAATTAAATGCAATACATCAAAAATTAATGACGGGAATGTCAAATCCATACAAAAGAGAACTGGTGCGAGAACGAAGAAGAAAAAGAATGATGTCTCCCGCACAAAAGAAAAAAGAGCAAGAAGCAGAAATGCAAAGAAGAAAAAAGTTAGAGCAACAAAGAATGAGACAAGTTGCTACAAGACAGTCTCCAAGAAAAAAAGGTCAAAGACAACCTAAGCAAGCCCGACAAAAGCGAGGAAGAAAATCTGCTTCGGAAAGAGCCGAACAAAAGAGAGCCGCAGAAGCAAGAAAGAGAGAAGAAATTGAAAGAACAAAGCGGGCGACAGAGGCCATGAGAAGGGCAAGAAGGTTGGATGAATTAGACAGAGAGAGAAGGCGGTAAGATGCCAAGAAAGCATTACGATGTGTTTAAGCACAAAGTTAGAACCAAACTACCAAAAAACATCAGGTTCGCTACAGTTTGCAGAGGGTGTAAAAAAGCCAATAAAATAAGTGACCTTTGTTTAACTTGCAAAATAGAACAGGCCATGAACTGGGCCAAGCCATATTAGGTGATTACATGTGGAAAGATATTCTAAAATATAAAATGATTCCTCCCGAATTGATGCAAGCAAAGGCCAATTTGGAAAGAAAAAAATATGGAAGAAATAAAAAAATACAATATGGAGTTTCGGGATATGAACGATTTGATTTTCAAGAATTTGTTAATGAATGGAATAGCATAAGACCTACCCCTTTTATTTCAGAAAGAGCGTATAATTACCTTTTGAACATGGAGCCCGATGCAAAGGATACATTTTTAGAAATGCCGATTCCATCATATGAAGAATATAAGAAAATGTATTCTTTTAGACAAGAAGAAGCAGATAAAGATGCAGAATTAGATGAAGAGTTAATGAGAATTAGACAAGAGAAAAGAAGAGAAAGAGATACAAAAATGCGAGAAAGGAGAAGTCCTGAATACTACCGCCAAACCCTACCGCAACCATTGAGAACGCAAGACCCCGAAGAAGAATGAAGAGGCATGTTCATAAAGAGGACTTATCATAGGCACACAAGAGGGGGCGGCAAGCATGGTTGAGCAAAAACGCCGCTTTAGTTTTTCAAATCTATTTAGGAGAACAACCCCAAGACCCGAAGATAGGTCTATTTATAACATTGGTATTCAAGAAAGGCAGCAAAACAATTTAATGACTGCTCCAATTATTTATCATATTGTTCAAAATTCTGTTATTGCCCGAACTTGTATAACACAACTTAAACAAGAAATTTTCCGAAGAGGATATGTTTGGGAGAAATCATACGAAGCACTTTGCAATTCTTGTGGAAAGGAACACCAAAGGCCAGTTTCACAATGTTCTCGCTGTGAAAGCGAAGACTTGAAAACACCCGATGTTAAACAACTACAATATGCTGAAAAGTTTATTGAAGGCTATGTAAATAAGTCCGAACAATTATTTATTGATGTTTTGAGAGAATTAGAAGATGACCTCAACATTATGGATGATGCTTATATTGTTCTTGTTAAAGAGTATTTTATTGACGGGAATCAAAAAATTAGAATGCATCGCATTAAAGAAGTTTATCGTGGCGACCCAGTTACTATGGCTATTTATTCTGATGAATTGGGACAAAGAGGAACAAAAGGATTTACTTGTGTCAATCATAGAAGTTTTCTTTCAATTGAGCCTCATGAAAACTGTGAGGAATGTGGAAGCACCCTGCACCCTGTTCATTATGTGAATCGTGTCGGAGGCAAAGACCAGTATTTCATCAAGGGAGAGGTGCTTCATTTCAGCAAGTATAGTCCTTCCCGACTCTATGGGTTATCGCCTATCATTACCCTCTATAATCACATCACAACTCTTCTCGCTATGGAGAATTATGTCAATTCTTCCTATACCAAAAGCCGTATGCCGAGAGGACTATTGGCAGTCCAAACTCGCAACATGGATTCAATGCGTTCCTTTTGGCGGTCTGTAAAAGAAAAGATGGAGACAGACCCGCATTTTATTCCTGTGATGGGTATTGAAGCAGAAGGTGGAAAGGGCTCTGTTGAGTGGATTAAATTCATGGATAGCCTCAAGGAAATGGATTATGTTTCAGTAAAGGATGATTTACGAGACAGAATTTCTGCTTTCTATGGTGTTAGCAAGGTATTCATGGCTGACAACACTACAAGTGGTGGTTTGAATAACGAGGGTATGCAGATTCTTGTAACAAATCGTGCAGTCCAAATGGCTCAAAATGTCTATAACAATTATGTTTTTCCATTCTTAACGAAGCAATTTGGTATTACTGATTGGGATTTGAAACTACCGCCAAGCGAAGAGGAAGATGAAATTGCTGTTCTTCGTAAGCGTGAGATTGAAGTTAATATTGCAGCATCAACAAAGAATTTAGGCTTTGAGGTTGAAATGGATGAAGACGGAAACTTTACTTTCAAAAAGCCTGAACCTCAACCTGATGCCGCACCTTCTCCCGAAACGGGTGAAGAACCAGCAAAGAATGACCCTCTCGCAGGTTCAAACTTAGACCAGCGAGATTTAGACCAAATGCAAAGAGAGTTTGCAGAAGGCGGTGGTTCAAAGCCTCAAGAAAACCCTCCAGCCACAAGAAATAAAAGCAGAATGAGCGTAGGGCCAGATAAGCGAATGGCTGGCCTACCAAGAGATGCTGGAAATCAAAATGTGGATAGAAGAAACGAAAGGAGAATACCATAATGACGAAAGAAGACATGAAACAAAAAGAAATGCGGTTGAGAAAGGAATTAGCACAAGTTAAGGCTTTGAACCAAAACGCCGCTATGCAAAGAAAACCCGAAAGAAATTTGGATATTGCTGGTATTCCTATGGATACTACACCAAAGCCAGCACCTTCAAGTCGTGACATTCCCGATGTTGTGACGCTTCCTCCTAAGCGAAGGGGCCGAAAAGAAAACATTCCATTTTGAGGTTTTTTCATGTTTTCCGAATTGTCTAAGGACAAATCTTTGTTGAGTATTTTGGCAAAGGCAGACTTGGATACGGAAACAAAAATTTTGGTCAAGGAAAATGCAACCCCCTTTGCCATCAAGGAATCCCTTGTGAAAAATATGGATTCTTCTAATCTTGTGCAATACAGAAGATACATTGAAAAAGCACAAGAAGAAATACGGAAAGCAACCAAAGAAGAAGAGGAAGCATTCCAAATTGCGTTGGGTAAAGAAACAGGAAGCCGAGAGGCTATGGAGAGAGTTGTTTCCGATGATGAAGAAGGAGATTTAGAGGCATTAAGAAGGGATGAGTATAAAGCGTTTGAGAGGATTTACAATAGTTTGGATTCTCTAAAAGACTTACTGCCTAATATGAAAAATATTGCAGAAAATATTGAAGTCGCAAGAAGCAAAAAAATGGCGAGTGGATATGTGTTTTCCAATGCATTGGATTACAACAATATTCAAAACAAAACCATCTCAAACAGTCTATACAATTTTATGAACCTTGTAGTGAATTACCCAAAAAACTTAGAACGCCTGTCTAAATTTTTTGAAATTATTAAGGATGAAGAAGATGAAGAAAAAACTGTTGGAATCAAATTAACTCAGCCTGTCCCACCAGCAGATACCGATTCAAAGGGAAGACCAAGAAAATATGATGAATTGCCAGAAATTGATGTTTTGGAACTGGCAAACCAATACTTGGACTTAGCAAAGAAAGAAATTGAAGTTGGTGATGAGTCATTACTATTCATAGACGCATTTAAATTTTTACACGCTAACAGATTTGGGGAAATCCCAACAGGAGCAAGAAATAAAAATCAAGACTTAAAATCAATTGAGAGAGCGAGAGATATTATTGAAAGGTATAAATTAAAATTACCACAATATACTCAACCTAATATTTTTCCTAAGTTAAAACAAAACATGGAAGAGTTTGGTAAAAAATATAAGAAGCATCAAGATATTATTGATATTCTCAACAATAGAGTTGAAGAATTAAAGATAAGGTCAAGCCCCGATGCTATTCAAGATATTGTCCGAAACCTAACAAAGAAATATTTTGCACAAGCAACAGGCTCTCCTCCCGAAGAGGGCGAACCGAAGTTGAGCCCTAAAGAAGCATTGGCTATGGCTCAAGAATACCAAAAGGGTTCGGAGAGAACAAGAAAGAAAGTTGTCAAAATACAAAAAGAGTTACAAATGGAATATGAAAAAGAAGAAGCACGACTCAAGGCCATAACAAAACTTTACCCTACTCTCTTTAGGGCAAGTGATGAAATATTGCAATTTAATTTGGATAGTTACGACAAACTGTTAGATAAAGAAATGTCATATAGGCTGGAATCTGGACAATTAATTCAAATGAACTTATTATCTTTAGGGAAGGATTTCTTTGAGGACTTAGAGGAGGAAGATAAAAATTATTATAGAAGATTATTTGACAATAAGAAAAAACTCCTAAAAAATCTTAAGGATTTAAATGACTCATTAGACTTACTTAATGCCTTAATTGATGACAAAGACCTACTTGCTATTGCTACTGGTAATTATCAAAAAGCAATTAATGAACTATATCAATTGAGCCTTATGGGATTAACCAACGAATACTTTAGAGAAATGTATGCCGAATCTTTTGAAGAAGAAACTACAAAAACTCTTGCTAATTATTTACGAGAAAATGAAAAGGGCGACTATGAGATGATTTTGAATGATAAAGAAGCCCTTAAGTCTTTGGACATTTTAGACAAGTTAGTTATTTTGTCTGCTAAAACAGAAAACCAAATAGAAGGCTTAGAAACTTTAAAAGAAGAAACAAAAAGCATTTTGGAAGAGTGATATTATGACATGGGACTACTATAATACTGGAGAAGAATTTGTTCTCAAAAAGGATAAAATAGCACCTAAGGAAATATTAGATTCCTTAGGCGCAAAAGAAAAAAAGAGGCTCAAAAAGACACTTCAAGCCGCAGAACCTACGGAGTTTTTTGGTCAAGATTTTACGAAACTTGGGGAATTAATTGAGACTTTGCGAGAACTTGACCTTACCAAGTCGGACAAGAAACTGAACAAGAAGATGAAGTCAATGGATGAGCGCAACATTGACATAGTGGCTACCGCTACGAAACTCCGTAAGGAGTATGAACTCCTTTACCGACAACTCCGAGATTTAGTTTATCCACAGAAAAAGCGAGATGATGAAAAATGAGCGAAGAAAAGACAATCAATCAAGAAATGCTGGAAATTATCAAGGCTCTATCTGAAAAGATTGAAACCCTTGAAAGAGCAGTATATAATAAGGATAACTTATTGATGAAGTCGGGCTTTGTTGTTGCTGAAACTCCTACTCCTATGATTGACAGCATTGGAGCCTCGGTAGGGGTTGATGTCAATTCAATGGACTGGTCGGATATTCATAAAATGGTTGAAAAGGTAGGTGGACAATAATGCCTGAAAGAGTAAGTAAAGAAGAAAGAGTCATTTCATTGACGATTGAAAAGGCAAGAGAAGCAAAGGAATTACTTCGTGAATCTATGGAAGGAAACCGTTTGCCCGATGAAAAGGATGACAGAATGGAGCAGGTCAAGACCAAGAGACCAAAGGCCGAGAAGGATAAGACCAAGATTGAGAATAATACTGGGACTCATTCGGGATATGGTTTGGCTGGTGAAACAACGCAGTTTAAGAAATCTATGCGCCCAATGAAACAGCAAATGGATATGATTAATAGTGCATTTGATAGGTCTTTTGAGAAATTATCTAATAAAATGACTTCTGCTGGAACATCAAGTGATTTAGATGCAAGAATGATGGATGACTTGTATGGTAAAATGGAAATGGATATAAGTGAACTTAAAGAAAGGTGGGAAGACTCAAGAAGAGTGGCAAATTTATATTTAAGAGCAAAAAGGTCAAATCTAAGAGTTGATGAAGAGAATGTAAAAAGAGCAGAATTTCTCCTAAAATATAGACTTGAAAATTATATTGAAATGCGACTAAGTAGAAAATTAAACGACAATTTCATCGTTAAAATTAGTGGAAACATAGCCAGAATAAATCGTCGTCGTTGATGAGGTGTGTTAAATGCGCCTCTCAGACATTGAGAAGGATAAGCGTCCTTCGGAAGAAATTCTTCGCTTGTTTGAGAAAACGAGAGTGGCTTACCTTTCTGCCGCCAATGACCCAAAAGAATATGGCGGTCGTTGGAGAAAAGCCGTTGAGATGGTTACTGATTCCTATAACGATACAGATGCCGCCAGCAACGAAATGAAAGACTTCATTCCCGAAGACCTTCTTGAAAATACAGACACCAAAGACCCAACCACTATCAAAGCAAAAGAATTGTATGAAGCAGTTAAACTCTTGCGATATTCTTCCGATATGGTTTCCGACCCTTTTGCTAAAAGATTCAAGGGAAAGGTCTTGGAGGAGTTGTTAGGCAACCCCGAATCAATGGTTAAATTTGTTCATTATGCCCTAAGAAATGATAAAAACCCTCTATCAAAGGAAATTTATGCAATTAAGGACATGAAAGAAGACGACCTTACCTTCGGTTTAGAGGGTCTTGACCTACAACCTGACGACATAGCCCTCTATATTATTGAGCATTACGGCGATGGAAAAGACTCCAAACGGACTGAAAAGGCTGTTAAAGCCGCTATGGAAATGTTAGAGTTGCTTATGCTCTCAAGGCACGAAGAAAAAGACTTGAATGAATTATTGGACATTGAGGGTTTAGAACCTGAAAAAGAAGAAAAGTCTGTGTCAATTAAAAAGGAAAAAAAATCGGAAGAAGAAAAATCCTTAACTGATTTTATTATCCCTAATAAACCAATGTATAGAATATTTGACATAGAAGACATTAATGAATTAAAAGGATTTAGCGGCAAATGGTTTGTTCAAGAAAAGTATGACGGCATGAGAGTCCAACTGCATAAGATTGATAACAATATCAAAATCTTCTCATACAATAAAAAACCTATTACTGAAAAGTGCAAAGAAATTGTTGAAGAATTAAGAGCGAAGCATTTTGGTGATTGCATTCTTGATGCAGAATTAATTCTATTTGATGGAGAAGAATCCCTACATCGTGCCGATACAATTGCTCATGTCTTCAAAAATAAATATCCAAAAGCAACCCTCAAGTGTCATGTCTTTGATATTATGCGACATGAAAATCAAACCCTCTTGGATTCAGAGTTAGAAGATAGAATGACAATCATGTTCAATAATTACTCACAGCATTCCGCAGATGTTTTGAAATTTCCATCTAAGAAAGACACAAGAGAAGCAGACAACATAAAGGATATTGAAGAATATGCTAAAGAAATCATGGAAATGCCTACATCGGAAGGAGTCGTGATAAAGGATGCTACTTCAACATACTATGTCGGAACAAAAAAGAACCCTAAGTGGATTAAGTGGAAAAAGTTTGTTGATTTAGATGTTATTGTTCTTGATAAGAAAAAAACAAAGAGTAATTTGTATTCTTATACCGTAGGCGTTGGCCCAGTTGATGAAGAAAACAAATTCACTCAAGAAGTGAATGGTATCAAATACATGAATGTAGGCAAAGCACTCAATACTAAAATTTCTGTTGATGTCGGTGAAATTATTCGTGTCAAGGTTGATGAAGTTAAAAATGCTGGCGATAGATATACTCTTTATTCTGCAAAGGTTATTGAAGTTCCTGAAGTTGAATATCCCGATAAAATCGTCACCTTAGAATTACTGGCTCAAGACACAAAGAAATCATTAAATTATTCTGTTGAGGGTCTCAAGAAAGGAATAACAATCACCGACCATATTCATGGAACAGCAACTATTATTTGTAAATCGGATATGTCTGGATTTACTGTGTATGGTTTTGAAGAAGATAATCTCATGTCTAAAAATGCCTCCATTAATTTAGAAGATTGGTATTCTCAAGCAGAAGACATTATGAAAACAAAGGCGGGAACACTAACCACCGCTATTACCAACTATCTTCAAGATAATGGGCCAAAAACTGTAAAAGAAGTTCATAATTTTTTGACTGCAAAACATAAAGACCTGTATGGTGATGTTGTTGATGGTGGGTTACAGGGACTAAAAGAATGGGCTAACCAAAGAGAACATATTGATTTCAAGGATAACAAGTTGTATGGTAGTGCTATTTTGAAAGCAGAATACAAAACACCTGAAAAATACCAAAAAGGTAAATTTAAACTATATTTAAGAAAAGATAATAATTTGAATATGGTGATGAGACTCGGTGATGAAAGCATTAATTGGCTAATTGATATTCAGGATGAAGAAGAAATGTTTGACCTCTTCGGGGCGGCGGGAAAATATCCAGCAGAAGTAGCCCAAAATATAGACAAAGAAAAGGTCGTTGATAGCGGGACTGTAAAACTTGGAATCCAAAGGGATGGCTACCATGAATATTTCTTAGAAGGGAACAAGTTTGAAACGAAATTTCATGTTCGCTATCTTCCTGTAGGGGGGCAAAAAATGTGGTTGGCTTGGACTGGTTACGAGCAAAAACCAGCAGATATTGAAGGTGATAAAGGGTTATGGAATATTGCTGAGGACAAATATTCTAACCAAAAAATACCGAGATAAGCATGTTCTTTATATACCAGTTGATGTAAGAAGAGGTTGTTGGAAATGTCCCTCCTACTCAAGAGAGATACACAACATGATTTTCGGATTCTAAAAAGCGATGACCTAATGATTGGTGGATATGCAAGTATTGAAATCGTGGATAAACAAAATGATTTAATCACACTCAAAGCATTAAACGAAGCAGTTGAAAAATACATGGAGAATCCAAAGTTTAGAAATGTAATGACAAATCATTCAAATGTTCAAGTAGGAGAAGTTGTAAAATCATACCGAGACAAAAACGGAAAGTTATGGAAAACAGAAGTTGATGATGTCGGATTCTTTGTGGTAATCAAATTAAGAGATGATATTGAAAAAGCAAAGGAAATCAATAGAGGAATTAGAAAAGGTTCGCTAAGGTCATTTAGTATTGGAGGGCAAGCAATTCATAAAGTAAAGAAAAGCCATCCCGAATTAGGTCAATATAATGAAATTAGCAAACTTGAACTACATGAAGTCACTATTTGTGAAAAAGGAATTAACCCCGAAGCAAAATTTGACATTTTAAAGCAAGAAAACCAAAAGGTGAAAAATATGAGCAAACTGGAAAAAGCATTGGAAGAGTTAGACGCATTGATGAATGAAGTCAATACTCTCCGAAAAGAGGAAGAAGACATGTCCGAAAAGTTGGATTATGAAAAAGGCGATGACATGATGGAAAGCGCAGATGATGAATTAGAAGCGATGGACACCGAAGAAATGGATAGAGAGGCAAAGGCCTATGTTTCCACTCTTGATGGTGCTGGCGTTGAAATTGGTGAACCTGCTGACCGAATCGTTATTGATAACGGAAAGCCAAGAGCAAGCGATATGCCTGTTGTCAAGGCCTTTGAAAACACGGAATTAGAAACTCTTGACTTGAGTGTTGGTAACATTGAGAAGGCTTACGAGGCTTTCCGTCAAGAACAACTTGAGAAGTTGGCTTACGACAACCTCCAAAAGCAATTTGAGGCCCGCTTTGCGGCTGAAAAGAACAACCGAGAAGATGTTCTCGCAAAGTCGCAATATGATGCGGCTTCCGAGATTGCTTCTCTTAAGGATGAATTTACTGCTCTTCGCAAGTCCTTGACCAGCGAAAAGGAGCAAATCCTAAAGGCTCAAGAAGAAGCCACAATTACACTCCCATCTATGGATGAATTAGCCGAAATGGACTGGAATGAAATCCATAAGATGGCTTACGGAGGAAACCTTTGAGGTGATAACATGGTAGGATATATTAACACTATTGCAGACTTAGAAGCACAAACATACGGATTAAACTTCAATGGAGCAAACAACATGCTCTTGAAGACGGCAGGGGCCGTTAGTGGTATTCATGGTGGTCATGATGCCGCAACCCAAACCTCCCCAACAACTGGAATTGCAGGAAATCTTTACAATGTCCTTTATGGACAAAAAGTTTGGTCTATGCTTAACCGTGAAGTGAATGCACTTTCTGTTATGGCAAAGAGACCATACACTTCAAGCGGTTGGAGAGTCCTTTCAAAGAGACCTGCTGGTGGAACGGGCAACACTCACTCTTTCACCCAAACGGGAACGGATTTGGCTGGAACTGATGCTCCACGCCTTGACCATATTGGTGGTGTGCCTGAAAATGCATCACTTTCAACTTCGGGTGATGGCTTAATCGCTATTGCTCCCGAATACTCAACGCTCTTTATGAGTCCAAAAACCGTCGCTCATCAGTTTGATTTCAGCGAATTGGCTATGGAAATGGCTCAAATTGACGATGGAATTGGTGACATTAGAGCGCAAATGCGAGAAGATATGGGTAAGCACCATGCAGAGGCTCAAAACCTTATGATGCTCGCACCTCTTGAAGCATACCTTCAAGCAGATAAAACCAACGCCGCCGCAGATATTGAGCGAAACTACACCTCGCTTTACAAGATTATTTCGTCTAACGCTGAATTAGACCAAATGGACAGCGATAACTTCCCTGTTTCGTCTATTACCAACGACATTTCGGAAGCATACCACATTTACGGAACAAACCGTGATGATGCTTCTTTCCTTGATTGTGTCGTTAATGGTGCTGACAGTTACGCTTCGGGTGGTTCTCGCCCATTCACTTTGAGTATTCTTAACGCTACTCTCCGTGAATTGCGACAGAACGGTGGTTCTCCAAAGGTCATTCTAACTGGATATGATACCCTTCAAACGCTTTCTGACCTCTTACAGAGTCAAGAGCGATTTATGGATAGAAAGGAAATTGTGCCAACTGTGAACGGTGTTCGTGGTGTTAAGGGTGCAGAAGTTGGTTTCCGTGTGGCTACCTACTACGATATTCCTTTGATTCCTGTTGCTCAAATGCAAAGCACTTCGGCTGATTCGGGAACCATTTCGGATATGTTGCTACTTGATACTGACCATCTTTGGCTCGCTGTCATGAAGCCTACCCAATACTTTGAAGACGGTATTTCTAACGGAAACCCATTCGGTGTGGGACAACTCGGAAACAGAGCATTGTATCGCACAATTGCTGAGATGGGTTGTTCTTACTTCAAGGGTCAAGGCAAGATTACCAACCTTTCGTGAGGTGTTTTAATTGGCACATACAGTTACAATTATTGAAGACCATAAGGGCTTTACTGCTCCAAGAGTGAGTGGTGACGAATACTTTGTTGATGCAGCAATTGATATTACTGCATATGTTCAAAACGGAATTACTGTTACTGCCGCCTCTTTGGGTTTAGCCACGATTACTGCCGCATTTGTTACTGGAGTTGAAGAGGAAACTCATTCTGCTCAAGCAGTTGCTACTGCTGTAACGGGTGCTTATGAATCCTCAAGCAGTTTCAAACTGTTGCTGAATGTCGGTGCTTCCGAACAAACAGGAACAGCAAATGAAGGAACTGTGCGGGTTCGTGTGTATGGGAACCTTTGAGGTGTTAATTTGGCGTTAGTCAAGTTTTCCGATACAGCAAATATCGGCAGATTACAAACACCCTTTGGATTACTCCGAAGAAACGGCGAGTTAGAGGTTAAAACATGGTGGGCTGTTGCTAAAATTGGTGACAGAAACCTCATGTTCACTTTCCAAGAAAGCGATAGGGCTGGATTAACAGAAACAACCGATAAACAATTGGTTATTCTGCGAAAGCAACTAGGCGAGGATTTGCCCGATACAAAGGCTCTTTGCGGTCTTTTGCTCCCAAAAGTAAAAAGAACCACAAAGACCACTAAGAAGGCCTCTTCTGCTCTCAAAGAGTAGGGGAAAGCCTAAATAGTGCCGCCCAAATCGGTCTATTGAAGAGGTTGTTACTATGTCTCAATGCCGTTCAAGTGGAGTCCAAACATCAAGCACCGCAGTATTTTCGGGCCAATGCAGATTGGTTTCAATTCATGCTGTTTTGACGGGGACTGCTCCGACAACTGTGAAGGTTTTTGACAATGCTTCCGCCGCAAGCGGAAAGGAATTGGCTCGCTTGATTGTAGCAAAACCACAAGACCCTCCCGACCCTGCCGCACAAGATGCTCCTGCTATTATTGAATTTGATATGCATGGTGTTTTAGCATCAAATGGTCTATACTTGAGTATTTCTTCGGGAACAGGTGAAAGTGCCGCAGTTTCGGTTGAGTTTGCTTGAGGTGATAAAATGGCGGCTTTGAATCAAGATACTCGTCTAATTATGACGATTTTGTTTGTTGGTGCATTAAGTGGAGCAAATGTATATACTTATGCCATGATTGGTTTAAGTTTCCCTTATGGGCCGTTTGCTCACGCTGTTTTATTCGGTTTAGGCACTATTGGTGCAATTATGGTTGTTAAGGCTCTATTTGACTTATCCCTTAATGATAAAATTGAGATGTGGCTACTTGATAGGAAAATTGCAGCATTTTGGGAGAGAAAGGCGAGGGATGAACAACAACGCCAAAAGATGCGAGAAAGCGCAAAGCAATTCCAAGTCTCTCCTTTCACATACACACAAACCGTTGAAGCAGAAGAAAATACTGTCGGGAGTGAATTTTTAGCCACACTACAATGAAGGTGGTTAAATGGTGTTTGGCGACTTAATGGGCTTTTCCGATTCGGATTATGCCTATAATCAACAAAGAGCGCATTCTGCTGACATTTTCTTTTTGAAAATGAGAGCATGGTTTTGGGGTTCTTGTGCTGGACTCGCAGGTTTCCTTGTTGGAAACATTCTTGGTGTTTTTGATATTAACATCATGGGTTTCCTGTTTGACACTTTGTTAAACGGGTGGGGGCATTGATATGTGGTGGAATATTTTGAAGAAACCATATATTATTGAAACAGATGCAAATAAACCCAGATTGACTCATACTGGCTATTCTAATTTTCCTAAACAGTCATGGAAATTTAATAGATTATATCAAGGTTCTCAAGGAGAGGAAGATACAGGATATTGGACTCCGAAATTGACAGAAGCATTAGTTTATGCCTTTTTAGGTTCACATACAGGAAAAACTAAAGATGTCGCTAAACCCATGATAAAACAGGCTTTGATGACAAAAGAAAAAAAATTACTAGAATATGATGACGAATACGGTTCGCCCGCCCAAACTTCCCTACAGGATGATGTAGTAACTCCAAGAGGAATAGCAACTGATAATTTTGATTTTAAATATTTGCCCGATTCAAGAGTTAAAGAGTTAGCAGAACAAATACTAGAGAATTTAATAGCAGAAATTGAAGGCAGGTATGAATTATCTTATGATGAAGAAGAAGCAATCATGAGTTCGGCTAGAGTGTCGTTTAAAGAAGCAAAAATACATTTTGAACATATGTTAAATAAATATTTTTAGGTGGTTGAATGAATGTCCTTAATGACAGGTTTTGCTATTTTAGTCGGTGAAGCAATCATAGGATTTTACAAAAAAGTTCACGCAATTAACTTTGGGGTTTATGGAGCAACAATGGTTGGCAAAACAACGCTTAGTCATCAATTAAGAACAAGAGGAGAAGTGCCGCAAATTAATGAAAGAACAGTTGGTTTGCATAGAGCATCAAGAAAAAACATTAAAATTGATGGAAATTCACACACAGTAAGAAGCGCAGATATTGGTGGAGAAGCAATTTATTGGAAAGAATGGGAAAAGGACATGAAAGACCGCCGTGTTAAATATCTAATATTTATGATAGACCACCGACATTTAGATAGTGAAGCAAATTTAGACCACCAATTAGCATGGAAATTTTTAGTGGATACAGTTATTTCAAACACATGGTCTAATGGTAAAAAGAAAAGAGACTCAGATTATCCAATGGCAGTAGGTATTTGGGCCAATAAATATGATATTTGGGGAAAGAAATATCCATTAGCAGAAGGACAAGATATTGATAAACATGAAATTTTTGAACCATTCAAATACGGTATGAGAAAGTTAAATGATAAAGGAATACCTTGCTTTAAATATATTGTATCAGCAAAGTCGGAACCCGAAATGGTTTATAGAGGAATCACCACAATGATAAAGGATTATTGATTATTATGTGGTTTGATATTATTAAGGCACTTCAAAGAATTGCTCTTAGTAAAAACGATAAAATAACAAAAGAAAATAAAAGACAAAAAGAAGGCATGAAACCCACAGGCTTATGGTATTCGTTTAGTTTAGGAAGTGGGTGGATGAGAAGAAATATGGTTGATTATGGTTGGTTGCGTTCATATAAATATATTTTGTATTTGGACACTTCCCAATCAAACATTTTACAAATCAAAAATTTTGAAGATGCTAAAGACTTTTATGAAAAATTTGGCCTTAAAGTTGGCCCTTATAGAGTGGTAATAAAATGGGATATTGTTGCTTACACATATGATGGAATAGAATTATTAAATTATAAATCGTGGGTAAAACCAATTTATTCTGTTAGCAGAGATGAAGAAGCCATCATGGATATGTTTTATGGATGGGACATGGATTCAGGTTGTATCTGGAATACTCAAAATTTAAAGGTTAAAAAAGTAAAGCCTATTGAACAGAGACACTACGATAAAGAAGATAAAGAGAAAAATAGATGGGGGACTATGTGATGTATCAACAACAAATTATAGGACAGAACGCACCAATGGCATTCAACCCATTGTTGAATCCAATTGAACAAGCAAGAACAACAGGACAAGTGGTTGAATACCAGTTTATGGCTATTAAACCAAAAAAGAAAGAAAAAGAACTCATTAAGGTTCTTTTGCCTGAACCGAAATCATTTTTGTTCTTTAGGTTCGGAAAGAAATTTAATCTCAAAGACCGTTGCGTTGTTTGTGGAATGCATCACCTTTGGGAATCGGGGGATTTCTTGAGGCCTCCAATTCCTTTAGAAAGAGTAACAAAAGGAAGACCATTGAGAGGAACCTATTGCCCTAAACACTCTGCTATGTTCAAACAGTTGGAAATGCTTGAGCAACAAATTCTTGCTGAGAAGCATGGTTTGGACTTCAAGGCTTTCAAGCCAAGAATGCCTAAGGCGTTGTCGGGAAAGCCCCTCACTCACCTAAGCAAGAACGATGTCGCTTCACTCACCGCCGCAGGTTATTTTATTAAACCACCCACCCTACAAGATAATAGGTCGGCCACGAATGAGGCCATTGAAATTGTCGGGCAAATCAATATCTTGGCAGATAGATTAAACTATTTGATGATTCAAGGCGAAGTTAAGGCAAAGGAAGTTGAGGAAACGGAGGAATAAATATGGGAGTATTCGGAACAAGTAATGGAACCGTTTTAAATGCGGTTCAAGCGCAAAATGACCAGCAGTTTAAGAATGTAAATAACTTACTTTCTTTACAGGATAACCATGTGGAAGAGTTTTTCCAATATCATGGGGAGATGTTTTTAACTGCTCTTGAAAAAATGATGGAAGATGTCGTTGAAAGAGTTGTTTCTAAAATGCTCGCTCAACTATCTTTTACAACCAACGCTGGTAACATTACCATCAATTCAGATGCTATGAGAGAGTTTGAAAAGATTACTCAAGAAAATATTGATTTAGATATTCAAAAGATTCTAAATGCCGCTATTAATACGGAAGTAGTAAATCAAAGAAAGTTAGCAAAACAACAGTATCTTGAGTCTCAAGGGTTTGGTAGTGGAATGGGCCAACCAACAGCAGGTATGGCTATCGCAGGTATTACGGGACAAACACAGCAATACCAGCAAATGCAGGGTGCTATGAACAACGGAACAGGCTACCCTGTCCCTCCAAGTGGAACAGACGGCTATGGAAGGCCATATTGGATTGATGCTCAAGGACAAATGAGTTATGAGCCCCCTTCAAGTGGTCTTCATTTAGGTTCTGCTATCCAAAAAGGGGCGGCTTGGGCTAAATGGTTAATGTGAGAGGATTGAAATGCAATATTCTATTGACCTCGGATTAGGTGCGGTATATACCTTGCCTAAGCAAAAAGATGTCATTAAGAAAATTTTAGAAACTTATATTACTTCTTCAAACTTAAAGGAACACGACGATAATACTCTAACTGTTGAAATGTTAGAAGAAGGGATGCAGAAATTAAATGCCGATGAGCAAGAAAATTTCAAAGGAATTATAAGTGAATTTTCCAAAGAGATTATCAACAATAAAGAAATTTCTAAGAAATTTTATAGAAGCCTTGAAGGTTGGCAGCAATTAACAAAGGAAGGAAGCAAAACCCCAAATACTGTGTTAATAGAATATATTGATGAAGTTACTTTGTATGAGGCATATAAAAACCAAAAAGATTACGATGTCCTAAGAGGGTGGTCGGGTTTAACTTTTGGTAGGGATATGGAAAAAATACCTTCTTTTGATGTAAAGGATTGGTATGAAAAAGAAATGAAAGAAGGAGTTGTTGTATATGATACTCCCGTTTATATTACAATTTCTGCCGAAAAAACAAAAGGATTTTTACCTTTATTAAAAAAGATAAAAGAAAGCGTGGAAATTAACAGAAAAGAGGCAGCAAAATCAAAATTTAAAAAACCATTTAATGAATTAACAAATCAACAACAAAGGCAATTAATCAAAGAAATTCCCCTTCTTGAAGAAGTGAATGAAATGCTTTTATTAGAAAAGATTCAATATAGATATAATCTTCGCCAAGAAAAAGAGTATGAAATTTTACCAAGTAGTGATTTAGATGACTACTATGATAAATTAAAAATGGCAAAGCAAGAAGAAATAGGTAAGTATGATGTTTTTTCTGGTGAATGGTTAGAGGTTCCTAAAATTTCGTGGGGGCAGGGTGTGGACATCTCAAAGAAAGTAGGGGTCTCTAAACTCAATATTAGAACCAAAGAAGTCGTGGATAAAATTGACAAAATCGGTCAAGCAATTAAAATGAATGATTTTTTATTGGGGGAAGTTGATAAATTAACTTTAGGGACAATAAAACTTGACGCTTTTGAAAGATTTGATAGAGCCCTCCCAAAAAAAGAATTAGAAGATAATTTAGTTGGCACAACTGAAAGATTAGATGAGATTTATCTTCGGAAAATAACTGCTAAAATCAAAGCCCCCAAAAAAGAAAAGGGTGAAGACGACGGTTCCGACCAATACAAAAAATTTGAAAATACAAAAAAGAAAATCATTGCCTTTTTAGAGAATGCGGAAATGCAATTCAAAAGATATACTTTTAAGAAAGCCCAATGGGAATTTTCTCCTTATTCAAAACAAGCACCTGTGTCTCAAGACTTTACTGAAAATATTGACCTTTTGAGGGAAAGGCTTTACGATTTAGAATTTTCTTTTGGTATTACTTTGTAGGTGAAATAGATGTCAATTACTACCTCACCAAGCGATTATGATAACTCATATCATACAGGTAGTGCATTTGCTCAATCTTATTCGGATGGTTATGGATTTTATACTGACTACAAATCTGTTGCTCACTTACTCCAAGTTCCCGAATTTGGGACAACAACTTATCCAACAATTAAACAAGTTGGTGCTATCATTAAAAGAATTGAAGGAACAGTTGATGACAAACTAAAAAGAAGTTACAGACCAATTGTTACCAAAAAAGAAATACATAACTTTCAATACTCAAATCATCCAGGCCAAACTCTTTATGGTGGTTATGTCGGATTTATTCAATTAAGACAAATGAAAGTTCGCAAAATTGTTTCTTTACAGGTTTGGTCTGGTAGTGGATATAAAGAGATTGCATCTGCTCAAGCAAAAATTCAACTCCATGAAAACTTTAGAGACATACATTCTATTATTCTCCAATTGCCAAATAGCGGTGTTGAGTTTGAAATGGTTGCTGAAAATACACTTAACAATATAGCAAATGATGAATTTTGTAACACCTTTGGAATCAAAACAACCGCCACAGAAATTACTCATCTAATTAATGAGGAGTTTCCAAGCACTTCTCAATATACTGGGTCTACCTCTAACAAAAGCCTAACATCTTCTAATTTATCGCTTTCGGACTTTTTCTTTGCTCAAAAAGAGGAAGGAAACGGGGGCATCGTTCTCATTTCCTCCCTACTTTCGGGGGATGATGGGGCCGATTGCGTTATCAAGGCTACGACAAAACAAGCACTCACACACACCAACGCCAGCACTAACCTTGTCGTGGCTGACTCTTCTAAACTTAAGGTTGGCATGGTTATTGAAGACAATAATAACCACATTCCCGCAGGGACAACAATTAGTGCAATCGTGGATTCAACAAACATTACCATGTCTGCCGCCGCAACAAATACTGGTTTGGGAACAGGAACATTTACGGCTACTGATGAAATTCCAACAGTCTGCACCTTGACCGCATTTACGGATAAGGAGGATATGAAAAGAACAGGCGACTATTGGTTACTTGGGGAAGAAGGGCGTATTTTCTTTTTGCAAGATTATCCCTATCATACAAGAAATTCAGTATTGGTTTCTTATGTTGCTGGAAATGCAAGAGTCCCCGCCGCCGTTCACGAAGCAACTACTAAACTTGTTGCGGCTGAAATTATTCGGCATGATGACCAAAGTGTATTAATTGCAGAAACAGGAGCAAATATTTCAACCAAAGAAAAATACGATATTCTCAAGCAAGAGGCTATGGACATTCTAAAAGGTAAATCGGACATCGTGTATTTTATTGATTAGGTGATACGATGGCGTTTGACATGAAGGTGTTTGATGAAATATTGCAGATTCAAAAAGAAAGAAAACTTGCTATGGATGAATTGTCACTTTCGCTTGGTTATGACATATCCTTTTCCGAAGAAGAAGTAATGAAATTTGCTATGGAAGAGTATGAAAAATATATTAACAGGCAACTTGAGGCGGAGGTGGAGAAATGGATGAAGTCTCTTTACTCATAGATTTAATCAATAATAATTGGTCTTCAAATGCTACGGCGTTGGTTTCAAGTGGAGACATTAGTGCCTCCCATGCAGTTACTCCCGAAGTTATTGATATTCGGACAACTGCGGCAAATAAAGGTGTGCGTGTTGATTTGAACCAATACCCCGCTACCATTGTGGTTTTTGAAGATTCACAAAATATTGAATATGGAACAGTCCATTACGATGTTAGAAATGAGACTTACTCATTTACTTTGCACATTCGGGTTCTGCATGATGAGAGGTCGGGACTGGATGCCGACTACGGCAAAGATAGGCTAAGGGCTATATACTTGATACTTCGTAGGGTTCTTGAGAGCAAACGCACAGGTTATACCGCAACAGACGGTTCTCGTTTTCAGCAATTATTTGTAGGTTCACGAAGCGAATCAAATGACCGAGCAAAGCGATTATTTGGATATAAAGTAAGTTTAGAAGCGAAACGATTTGCAGTAAGTATTCCCTAGTAAGTTTGTTGAATAGGGGAGGAAAACAACATGGCGATTAATACGGACATATTTTTAGGAAGCGGAGCAAATCTGGCGTTAGTGCCAGAAACGGATTTATACATTGAAATTGACGCAAGCGAAAGCGCAACAACTACGCTTCAAGCCGTTGCTGGATTTAAAAACAACTATCTTCTCGTTGAAGATATTTATGTTGGTTGTGTTCTTGATTTATACGATGCTTCCAGTTCCACTACCGAGCCTGCTTCTTCTCACATTATCACGGCAAATACCGATGATACTATTACCATTTCCCCTGCTCATACCTTGACTTTGGCGACTGATGATAGCGATTTCTTCATTATTAGAAGTTATGGTGCGCCATGTATCGGGCAAAAAAATTCAAGTGTTAAAAGACTAAATGCAGATAATTGGTTAGGAGTTGTTGAATCGGCTACCTTCCCAAATGTTGATGTTGAGGTCAAGCAGGTCAATTTAGCCCTCGGAACAACAAGAAATTATGAATACCAATACAAGGGTATTGAGACCGCAAGCGGGGGAAGCATTAATTTAGTCGCTAATCACGGTGCTTTCTTATACTATGCTTTAGGTTCCTGTTCTCAAGTTATTGCTACCACTACTGCAACAAATCCTATCAGCACTATTGCTGGTGCGGCTGGTAAAGTTTTTATTGACAATGGTAATGTTGGTGGAGGAGAAGGAACCATTACAACCCATTTGAGTCAAGGCCCAATTTTTTACAAAACAGGTTATGGCGCAACAGGAACGGCAGGGACAGCATTAACTCCGCCCCTTATTGCTAATCTTGATTTGTTAGCCAATACCGAAACATTAACTCGCACTACGACGACTGCCACTGCTTTAACGGCCCCTATTACTTACACCTTTACCGAAGCCAACGGTGAAGAATTGCCTTCATTTGCTCTTGAACAAACCCTTAGCAAATTGGAATCTGCAAACACTTTCCGAACATTGGACACAACCTTAGCCACCGAGTCGCATAACTTTGTGCGAATCGCAAGAGGCAATCGTGTTCAAACGCTCACGCTTACGGCAAATGAGAACGAAGAATTGAAAATGACGATGGATTTGAATACAAGAGGAATCCACCGCTTGAAGACCAATGAAGAGTATGAAGCAAGAGGTGGTGCAGGTAGCGATAACGACAACCTGTTCAACCTTAACGACTCTGCCGATAGTGAAGAATTACTTGAACCATTCTTCTTCTCTTCGGGTTCTTTCACTATCTTCGGTGAACAATTCCTTAAGATTACCAACCTCAGTTTGACTATCAACAATAACCTCCAAGAAAGAAGATTCGTCGGCATTGGAAATAAGGGTCTTAAATCGGATATTCCCTCTTTCCGAAACTATGAGTTATCATTTACTGCATTGGTTACAGATAACAGACTGTTTGAAGAATTGTTTGACCAAGCAGAGCAGACTGGAACGGCCCTTACTGATGATAACGGTTTGATTCAGTTGCTCTTTGACAAGGCAAATGGTGAACAAATTAAACTCCAATTTAAGAATTATATGATTAACGCTGCCAACTACACGGTTCCCGATGATAAGGGGCCAATTACTGTTGAAGCAACTGTTATGCCAAGAGACTTACATCTGTGTGAAGTTAAGACTCATTGGGTTTTGCAGGGGTGATTACATGGATAAGTATGAAAAAGCCCGCTACATTGAGGAGCAAAAGGCTAAAGCCAAGAAGAAAAAGGTCGTTAAGGAAGAACCAAAGAAATCCAAATTAGCAGAATGATATTCCACCAACACCGTTTGTTTGTTTGTTGGTTAGAAGGTGGAGAATATGTTAAATGATAAGAAAACTGTATCTGACAAAAGTGCGCTATTTGCGCTAACCGAGCCAAAACTACACTATATTCGTGTAGCACCAGAAAGTGATGAATATCTCAAAGTGTGGGTAAAAGAACCTACATGGCTTGAGGTGGACAAAGCCATGAACGCCATGATGAAAATTGATGCAAAGCGTCAAGACATGGATATTGATTTAAACGCTATGTTTAGATTCATGGTTGAAAACTTCATCGTTAAGACAGAACCATCGCTTTCTGCGGTTGATATTCTCCGCTTGACTCCCTACATTGGGAATCAACTTAAAGAAGTCCTTCCAAATCCTTTCTCGGATTCGCAGGAGGATGAAGAAAAAAACGAAGAATAAGGAGGGTTTTGAAGGGAGGTAAAGCCTCTTATGACGACTACTCTTTAATCATCGTATATACTTTAGCGAAAGCATTAGCAATAAGCCCCCTAGAAATATACAAAATGCCAGCATCTTTGGTAAAAGACCTATTAATAGTTCACAGAAATATAGAATTATTAAAAGCAGAAGAAATGGAAAAAGCAAGTAAAAAGAAGTGATTTTATGTCTGCCCGAATGGTTGCACAAATGCAAAAACTCAACGAACAGTTTGAGGCATTCATTAAATTACAAAATCAAGCAAGAGAAGATGCTGCTAAAGCAAGCGAAGAAGCGGAAAAGGCTCTTAAAAAAGAGACTGCAACTATGAAAGCACTCAATATTACCTATAATAAAAAGGGTAAATTGGTAAGAGATGGAAAACTTCTTGTTAATGAATTTGGACAAGAAGTAAATAGAGTAGGAGAAGTTGTATCAAACTTCAACAAAAGAACCACCGTTTTAACAAAGGCTATTGAGGATTTAAACTCTCAAGGGAAGTCCTTTGAAATATTTTCAAGAGATGCTCGTAAAGCCTATATGGAGGCTGGAGGAAACATTTTTGAATTTATTGCGGAAGGTATTTCGGGAACAAGAGAAGAAATTACTATTTTTGGTCAAGAAGGTGCTAAAATTAGAAAAATCATGTATGGTTTCTTTCCTCCAGGCACTTTTAGGGCATTAAACAAAACTGCTTCTATTTTACAAGCAGTTGGTAGTGCTACAAGAAGAGCCTCAAGAAGCACAGAAGATTATCAAAAGGATATTGATGCATTAAAAGAAAAGCAAAAGGGCTTAAGTGAAGAAAGTGAAGATTATATAAATCTTCAAGAAACAATTAATAAAATGCGAGAAGATATGAAACAGGGTGGCGGAAATATTATTGGAACCGCTGTTAAAGCGTTGGGTAAAATTCCAAGAGTAGGCAAATTTAAAGAAGGGTTTCAACAAGAGAGAGAAGATACTAAAAGAGCCGTTGAAACAAATTTAGCCACTATTTCAAGAGGTAGGTTTAATACCATAGAAGAAGGAGAAACACAATTAAGGTCTCTTAAGGCAATACCTTCAGCAAGAAGAACTCAGCAACAAAGAGACGAATTAGAAGGTTTAACAGAAATTTTAGCCCCTCTTGGAACAAAAGGATTTTTAAGTGATGCTATTTTAACAGGTATGCTAAATAGCCCATTTACTGCTATTTTGAGTGGCACAAAGAAAATTTTAGAAACTTCTTCCAATTTTATTTTCAAGGCGTGGGCTAAGGCTTTTCCAGATGGTCTAATTAAAGGGCTATTTGGCTACTTAAAGATGGCTATGAAGTTTATGTTCACTATCATGATATACATGACAGCGTTGTTTATGCTTATGTTTTTCTTTAGAAAACCTATACAGAATGTTTTAACTAAACTTAGTGAGTTTATTAAGAACGATTGGCCTAATTTTAGAAGAGCATTTTCGGGTAGTTTAACCCTTCTAAAAGAAAGTTTTATGGATATTTATAACGGCTTTAAAGATGGTGATTTAATTCAGGTTTTAATGGGTGTTTGGGGAATAGCATGGAGTTTGTTAGAAATAGCATTTACTACATTGAAACTTGGCATTGAGGTTTTACTTACTATTGGCAAAGCATTTGTAGCAAACATTTTTGATAGGATTATTGCTTGGGGGACAAGTATTCTTACAGGGGATTTACAAAATGCAGTTAAAAAAATTGCATTGGGTGTTGCTGTCTTAGCGGCTATTTTCATAGGATGGCCCTTTGTTATCGCTACCGCAATTATCGGGGGTGTTGTTGCTCTTATCAAATTCTTCAAAAAGAGGTTCTTTGCAGATGGTGGAACAACGCCTACTGGAATGAGTATTGTTGGAGAAAGAGGGCCAGAAATTTTAAGTTTGCCAGCAGGTTCAAGAGTTCATTCTAACAAAGCCTCAGCAAAAATGATGGGTGGTTCTGTTGTCAATAACTTCAACATTACCATCAATGCAAAGGATACCTCTAAGGCTGAGATGAGAAGAATCGCTGATGAGATTGGCAGACAAATCAACCAAAAAATCAATAGAAAGACAGGAGCAAACATTGTTTGAGGTGAGTAAATGGCGATTGAGGTTTTGGACACTACTCATTATGTTTATCTTAAAACGGGAGAATTTGATGAAGAGTATGGATTAGATGTCAATACCATCCCTTTGAAGGCTACTTCCATAGGTGTCAGCGTAACAAGAACAGTTCCGAATCTTCCCGTTCCTCTTTCCAGCCTTGTTCGTGGCGAAGCAGAAAGAGTCGGTGTTGATTTGGGTCTTGGTGACAAATCTATTGAAATTTCGGGAATTATCACAAATCAATCCATTAAGAGAAGCCACACAGGAACACAGCCAAATTTTACTAGAATTGAAATGACGGCGGCAGAAATAGCCCAATTGATTGCTTCGGGCGTTGATTCTTCGGGATTGGCCCGCCACCAAACCATGAACGAATTGGTTTTCAAAATAGAATCAAACATAGACCACGAATATAACGAAAGAAGTGCGCCTTTAGATATTCCCTTTACTTTTGCTTCAAGAGGCGACCCTTTGGAAAAAGACAACAAGGGAGTCCCTTTACCTTCCGACTTCCCGCAAGGAAGCACACAGGAAGACTTAGACAAACAAACTGGGATTAAAGGATACATTGAGAGTTTTAGTTTCAACATTGAAGCGGATTCCCCCGTTGAAATTTCATTTAGTATGTCTTTCAAAGTGGCCCGTATTTTTCCTTGAGGTGCTATTTATGTATGACATTTATGTTGGAAAACAAAAAAGTATTGTTTTTCCGATTATGTGTAATGCTCATATTAACATCGGATACAGCGAAAACATTCCCGACATTTTTTCAACCCCAAGCGACACAACTGATGATGTTCCGCATGGGTTATGGGCGCATTCTGGCTCGTTCACCTTTGAGGCGATAGTTACCCCATATGACATAAACGGCACAGGTGCGGCTGGTTTGAGAGGCCGAACAGCGCAACAAACAAATGACTTCATCATGCCTCAAGGCGGGTCGGGTAAAATCAGCGAAGCGTATCTTTCAACCGCCAACAGATACACCCATGAAATGTGCATCTTTCACAATGATAATTTTCGTGTTACTCTCCTAAATTCAACAAGCACAAATAACAATCAACCAGCAGAATACAAAATTAAAGTGTATTTGACACTTGGCTCAACTCAAGAAACTTTTGTGAGCCCTGTTGTTATTTCAGCCTCAACAAAGAAAAATTGGGCCTATGGGGATTCACATGTTAAAAATAACTTAAGCGGGTTCAATAGAGATGGAGAAATTATTTACGATAGCGTGGCGAGATTAACAAACGCTACTGGCATTTCCACAACGATTGATTTAAACACAACTGGACACGGTTCAAGAGCCCTTTCGGATATTTTTTACGCTGGACAATCTCTTTACACAAGGTCGGGGTTTGATTTTAATTTAGTCGGCACAGTTGTTTCCGTAGGGGCTTCTTCTGTTGTTTTGACTGCTCCCCCAACAGACGCTATTGCTCAAGATACTGAGATTTATATTGATACTTTCAAAGAACCTAAGTATGTTGAAAATATGCATCATGTTGCGGTCACATATAACGATGTGGGTAAAACAATCAATATTTTTTACAATAGGAGAAATGTTTTTTCGGGAGCCCATACCCAAACAAATGAATTTGTATTTTCAAGAACGGACTGTATCTTGGGAAAAAATACAAGTGCAGACAATGATGCATCCACAGATATGCAATTTATGGGAGAGTTGCATGAGTTGGCAATAGAGGACTATTCCAAAAAGAGCATCACATACACTAATTCGCTTTTGCCCGCTTACGATACTTCGCTACTTTACTTGAGGTTTGAGGAGGTGGACTTATGACTGTTGAAATTGGTGGACTAGTCACTTCTTACAATTCTCCCGCAAATAACAATTACGATACGCCCACCAACCCTTTAATTACTTTTAACCCTGTTTTGAGTGCAGGAAATAGAATCTTTTCTTTAGTGTTAAGTAGTGGAGCCGCTACACCCGCCGCCGCAAGGTTTGATGAAATCGTTAGTGGGGCAGATTTGCTCACGGAGTATTCTAACCTACACGCTACTGATGGTTTTTCTATTCGTTGTTTTGATGCATTTAAAAATGTAGGTATTGATTTGGCTACGGTTGATTTAAGCACAAATGATTATTTTGTTCTTATTCATTCCGATAATGAAAACATGCATCACTTTGCCAAAATCACTCAAATTACAGGAGTTGGTGCAGACCAAGATGGAGACAAATTTCATTTTAGCCCAAGACTCGGAAGCGAGATTGCCAAAGATGTTAAGTTTATGCTTTTCAAAGGGCCATCAACAACCACGAATTTAATTGCGATTACTGCTGGAATTAAAACAGAAGTGTCTAAATTAGTCTGCGCTCGCCCACATTTCTATTTCTATGATGATAAACTTGATACTGCGGGTGAGTTAGACCACAACGATAAGTATTTCATTAGAACAAAGACTTTAGCAAACACTTCAACGGATTCTTCTATTCTGTTAAATACGGGTGGAGATAATACGACTTTTACAACAATTAGTGACTACCGAAATAAAATTGTTGATTATAGTCGTTTTAATTATAGTATTACTCTAAAAGATGAGTTGAAGGAATTGGATGACCCCGATGTTGGGACAAGCAACGAAAGTTCAGTATTATCGGGAACATTTACTACTTTAACAGATTACAACGACTGTTTTATTAATGCAAAGAGAGACACCGATGACGATGTGTCTGCAAAGGTCTTTAGTGGAAATAAGAGATATGTGTATTATAACGATTCTCCTGAAATTAACAACCATATGTCTAATGTCTATGAGGCAGAAATTGAGGATTCATTTGATAAAGCAGGTTTAGCAGAAATTTCAATTTTAGATACTACAAAGAATTTGACAAATAGAGTTGCAGTTGATGATAGGTTAAGTGCTTACCAAAGACTACAAGAAGATGATTTGAGAGAGTGGGTGGAGGTTGCAGAGATTGACTCTCTTCATACCTCCCCAAGAACATATACGCTAACCCAACTAAAAGAAAGACCAAACCTATTCTTTGTTGCTAATATGGAAATCAAGGTAGGAACAAGAATTTGCATTATTGATTCCGTAGCCAGCACAGATAGAATTGTTTTGAAGGCAGACAGCCGCTTAGAAACCGAATCAGCCTTTACTTCCACTACTTCGCTAAGTGGGTTTTCGCAAGGAGACAAAATTTACAGAAGGAGACTTTCGCACTTAGATTCAACCTATGTGACTTCTGCTTCTTTTGAAGAGAGCAAATTAGGAAGAATGTCAGGCCTTGTTCAAGCATCATCTTATCCAGTTAAGTATTGCAGCATTGGTTCTTTAATTACAAATGCAAATGACGACTACGGATTGCTTACCATTTCTTTTGGAAACAATATTTTGGATAGCACAAGCGGCTTAGAGAGAATACAAGGAAACTTTGTTTTGTATTATGAGGTCTTTTACGGTGCAATAGACCAAATAGAAAGAAGGCTATCCGAAGGACAGACATTTTTAGATATTAGCGGGAGAAATACTTTGGCAAAGTTAGTTGATGTTATTCTCAATAAAGATACGAATTTTTCATCCGATATTATTTACAGTAGCCAAAGCCCGCATAATAAAATTGCTACAACAGGAAAAACTGCCACATGGGATTTTGACAGTTACAATATTACCTTTTCAACAACCACGAACTTAGCACTAAATACGCACCTGTGGTGTGATTATGGTTATATTGGTCAAATTGAATCAGTAGTTCTAACAGGCGTTACCTATAAATTACATGACTATCCATATACAAGAGCAGAAAGCAACACTACTGTCTATCAAGAAACAGAAAAACTATATGTTTTGAACAAGGCTTTATCTGCAAATAAGTCGGTAACTAGCGTTACTTCCCTAACTGGCACAAGTGACAAAGGGTTTTACTTCAAAGATGGCATCAAATTAACTGGAGATTTTGATGCATTAGTTGATGGAGATACTTTAGTTGGCACTTCGGATGATACTAATGCAGAAGCAGTTGGTTATAATATTGATAGCGTTAAGAACATTGATGATGATTTGGATTTCAATTTAGAAATAGATGGATTAACAGAGGATATTGTGAACACCTTAATTGATTTTACTATTCTTTCTGTAAAAGGAGATAATATCAAAACTGTTAAGTTGGCCCCATACATGCCTCTTACTTTAGGAAGAGAAAAGGTCAATCATTCTATTACTCCAGATTCATTCACAAATTTAGCACAAGTTTCCACTACATCATTAGATAATGAAGTTACTTGTAGTGCCTCAACCTTCACAAACTATTCTTTACCAATTGGTGAAAAAATATATGCTAATGGTTCATTTGTTGGAATTTATTTGGGTAATGCTTTTGTTGCGTCGGACTCAACAATAACCGATGTCAAAATCTTCTTAGATAGAAACTTACCGTCTAATCTAAACGGAACATATTTACAAATTAATGGGGGAAGAAAGAAAAGAGCATTCATGTTCACAAACGGAGCCCATCTTCATGGTTCTAAAATTGTCAATATGCTTGGTCCAAATAACCTACCTGTTGATTATTCCCTAACTGGCACATCGGTTTATAGCGTAGCCGTTACGGAGAAGTCACTCAAACAAAAGTTTGGCGCAGATATTTTACGATTGACAAATGTTGAGAAGGGAAGAGTGGGTGAATCAAAGTCATACTTATTGACCCAAGATACCGATAAAGGGAGAAGAAATGCATACTATGGAGATGAGGGAATTTATCTATACTATGCAGAAGCCTATCAAGGGCATCCCAACAATCTCACCATTGATTCAAAAACAGGAACAACCAATAACAACCACTATGCAATTTCCACAAGAGGGCATCGGCCTATTATTGGGTCAGCATACGCTGATAGGCAATTTATCAGCGCAGTTGATGAAGGGACTGTGTATAGGAGCCCCGAACCCGATGTTAGGCTTGGCTCCGCAACCATAGACAACTATCCGAATCCATTAGATGCAAGAGATAAATTTTACCAAATTGATGCAAAGGCGGGAAGACTATTCTTATTTTGTAACTCGGACAGATTTTTGTATTCCTCCACAAGAAAGGACAGTCTCATGGTTGCGAAGGCAAGCGATGATGCTGCTAATTCTTTTTTGCAATCTCAAGGCATGTTATCTATCGCTGAACCAAGAAAAACAGACTCTTCATCCACTAAGGATGAATTTGTAGGAGAAACAAAAACTATCACAAACTTAGACGAAGATTACAGACATAGTTCAATTATTAGCAGTAACAAAGTTTTGTCGGGCCTCAAGAGATTTGGATTAATGAGATTAACTGATGTTGTTTATGATTGGGCTTTTAATCCGATTAATCCAGAGTTTAATGTTCCCGATGATAGAGTTGTTGAATCCCCTACTGTGTTTTTCCACGAAAAAACCCAAGTGAAAAACGGAGCAACTGCTCTAACAATTGCTGCTGTTGATAATACTGGTATTCAAATGAACAACACAATTACAAATGTTTCAGTTGGGGACTTCATTTTAGACCCTACATACTTGGGTATTGTTGGTGTAGTTTCCAGCATCACTACTGTAACAAACTCAAATGATAAACTCAATTTTACTTTTTATAGAGCCTACGGTGGTTCAAGACTCAACATTGGGGATAATGTTTATTTCTTCCCACATGAAAGATTAGACGAAACAATGAGAGTTATTGGAAAGCAAGAGGGAGGGGACATTTACTTTGAGGCTACTGGAGATGGTGTTGCTGGAAGCAATATTCACATGCTAAAGGGGGTAGTAACTAACGATGATGACCCTTCAACTTGGACTGATTATTATACTCCTTCAAATGTAACTATGGGTTCTGGATTTCCTAAACTACAAAAAGGAACAGGTCATCAAAAACAAAGCATTTTGTTACCGATTTCATTTGAGGGCATTTTTAGAGATGTGAGCGCATTAGGGTTCGGAGGCCATACTTTTGATGAAGCCTTTTACACCTTTGGATTTAATCACGCTTCTGGCTCTCCAAACACTTTAGGTTCTTTTTCAGTAAATAGAGATTTTAGTCGTTCAGGATATGGGAGTTCGGAATTGTTTAATTTTTACAATGGTTTTGATGATGGTAATGGAACAACATCAGTAAATGATGATATTGCTGCTCTTAAATTGGTATTCTTAAAACCATACAACATTGAAGAAGACACTACAGAACATGGAATTACTTCGCCATTTTTGCATCAAGGAACAACAGCATCCACTTATCATAGTCCTGCTGATGATTTAAGTGGAAGATTCCAAAGCCATATTTTTTACAACACTTTAGAAACATTTGCAACCCAAACCAATACTGCCGCAGGGACATACTTAGGATTTAAACCACATTTACATACCCCATCAGGGCTAACAACTACCGATGTAAAATCAATCAATAATACTACGCTAAAAAGATGTAGCATTGATTTGACAGACTTAAGATTTATTTTACAATTTATGGATTTAACTGGTTGTTATTTGGTTCCCGCAGAAAAAGGAAAATATTACGATGGGAATGATGTCGCTTCGGGTAGTAGCATTAACAGTAACCATCAAGTGACAATTGACGATAATGAAATTATTTATGTTGTTTCCCATGAATATGACTTAACGAAGGCGGCTGGAAACCCTTCCTGTGTTTTGATAACTGATGAGGCATTAGCAGCAAATACAAAATACAAGATTATGCAACCCAATCCCATTTGTTTTTGGGAAAATAGCCCAAATACAATTAGACTAAACACTTTGGATAAGGGCTACACCAAGAAAATGGATTCCGATGATATGTATGATACCTTCCCTTCCTTTGCCAGTAACGAAAAGGCGGGAACAAGAGACCAAACCTGCAATTTAGAAGGCGTTCAATCAATGTATGTGATGGTTGATATTGATAACCTAAGTGGGGAAGAGAAAACAATTGTCAAAACTGCTACGGGCCGTGAAACCATTTTGGCTAACTTTGATGGAAACTATTGTGTTAGCGATGGAGAAACTTCCTTTGATACAGAAATTGTAGGCAAAGACGCTGGTGATGATATTGGACATTACTTGACAATTTCAGACAAAGGCAAAATGAATGGTGTTGTATCTATTTCCGAAACCTTTGAATTGAAGGTGAGTGGTAGTGTTACTCCCGATGAGAAAAGGGCAGTTATTGGGTCTTCTATCTCTATTGCTAGAGAATCGGAAGACATTGTTGAAGAAGTTTTGACCGAAAATGACATCACATTCTCCCTAACAAAAGAGGACTATAAGGTAGTGGTTTCTCCTAACTTTCAAGGGTTGAATCTCTTTGCGATTACAAACTACTTTTTGGCTCTTAAAAATAAGAAAATGATAAATGTAACTGGCACAATTCAAATTGAAAACTTAGATGCTGATGACTTTATCTCAAAATATACTTTTGATGATGACAACATTACAGATATTGAGATAACTAAATCTAACTTTGATTATTATAACCATATTACAGTTTATGGACAAAATCACAAAGAGACACGAAAGGACTTCCGAGAAATTAAAAAGAGAGGAAAAAAGTCTTTAGAGGTGTTCAATAGTAAATTAGCCACTCAAGAAGATGTTACCAAAGAAGCACATAATTTGTTAAAGGCTCACACTTCTCTAAACAACATTGTTTCTTTCAAAGTAAATAATTCGGATGCTGGAACAATCGGTATTGGAGATATTGTAAGTGTTGAATCCCGCTTCGTCGGTATTGAGAGAAACCAATATGTCGTATTAGAGGCAATTCACAACTTTTCGGGAATGGTGGAATTAAGAGTAGGCAGATACTTCAATGGCTTAGAAGACATCTTCGCTAATATTCTTGTTACTTCTTCACAAACAAATTCTTATCTCCGACAGTCGGAATACAATGAAAATGAAAACGACTATGACTTCATGGCTGAAATCAATGTTGAAGAAATTTACTTCTTGGCCCGTAAAAGAAACATATCGGGGGCATTCACTTTGGGCTTCGGAACAGCACTAAATACAGGAACCACGCCACTTGGTTTTGGCGGAGGCTCCATCACCTACACCCGACTCTTGGAGGAAAACCTATGATAACCGACGAATTAAGAAAGCAGATTGCAGACCATGTGGTGAGCCTTATCAACCATGCAAGTGCATCAGCAAAGGTTGGTTTAGGTGGTAACTCAACAAGTCCAGCCGCTTTGGATATTGATGTCCCAAGTGGGGCTTCAATTAATCAGTTGAGTGCCGCTAAGTCAAATGATACTACCTTTCAAGTATTTGTTGAAGTTTTAGGAAGCCAATTAACAGGCTTGACAATTAGAGAAATGGGTGTGTTTGATTCAAGCAGTAACATGCTTGCAAGAATCAGTTTTGATGGTATTTCATCAGTTGCTTCAACAGAAAAACTTCAACTATTTTTGACGATGGAGGTGCGATAATGAGTAAGAGTATTAACAACCCAAACAAATTTGGAACAAACGATGAACCCGAAACAGTAGCCTTTACACCGAGCGCAATCACCGACTCAAGTGATTTTCCGCATACTGGGTTGCTAAAAGCATTAAACTTGGGCGTTCAAGGAAATTATGTTGTTAGCGGGTTCAATATTTCTGCGGCCACCGCTTCAACATTTACGGTTGCTGCTGGAAAGGTTATGAGAGATGGCCTCCTGATTGATGTAAATGGTGCTTCTTTAACTCTTTCAACCACATATACGAATGGTTATCATTTATTGGTAGCACCAACTGGCTCTTCCCCCGTAACTGCTGTTTTAAGAAACCCTACTGCGGCAGATGTTGTTGCAGATTATACGGCTGGTGATACAATTATTGCTGTTGTAGCATATGTTGGTTCAACAGGCCCATTACAAGTCCAATATCTAACAAATAATAAAACTGAAAATTCATTAAGTCTTGGTCATGATAGTTCAGGATATACCGAAACAGGAAAATTAACTGCTGATGCTAACGGTATTACAATGACAGGATTATACAAATTAGATACTTTACCTGTTGCTACTGTTGCTGGTGCTGATAAAATTTTATTGCAGGATTCCGACGATTCGGACATAATTAAAACGGCAACTGCTTCGTCTATTGCCTCATTATCAAGCGGTATTGCTAATGTTGTTGATGACACAACTCCACAATTAGGGGGAAATTTAGATGTTCAAACAAATGCGATTGTTTCCACTTCTAATAGAGATATTGCTATTACACCCGATGGAACAGGTAAAGTGGACATTACAGGGGATTTGAAAGTAAGTGGTGTTCAATATCAACAATTCAAAGATTTAACTGATGACCTCGCAACAGGCTGGCATTCAATCGCTGTTATTGAAGGTGCAAGTGGGGGAAGCGCATCGGGAACAGGCGGTCAAGACCAACGAGGTATTGGAACATTCCTTATTCGTAACACGGACTCTTCTCGCCACCAAACAATTATGCTAACTGCTAGCCATTTGTTCGGCGGTGGTAGTGGAAACGGTATTAGCGTGGAGCATTCATCATATTTCTCAACGCTCGGAATAGACTCTTTCCGTATTAAGGAAGCATCAACTTATGACGGCGCAGTTCTTCAAATGAACATTACTGACGCTACAAACAACATTGAAGTTTATCTTAAAAATAATTTCCAAGAAGCAGGATGGCAACTTATCACACCTGTTGTTGATGCAACCGACCCTTCAACGGGTTCTCTCGGTCTTGGCTACAATAATGCGTATTCAACCTTTTCCGCTACCGCTACTACCGCAATCACAAACATAGCGGCGTTAGGACAACACATTCAAGGACAACTTTCTGTTGGAAATATTAGAACGGTTAGTGCTGTTGAAATTAATGGAGATTTAGACCATGATGGTTCTAATGTTGGATTTTACGGGGTTGCTCCTGCTTCAAGGCAAAGTGTTGGTAACTTAACTGTTGCCGCTATGACTGCTCCCGCTTCCAATCCGACAGCAACAGCAGGTTTTGAGCCAACCGACGAAGCCATGTTAATTGGAATGCAATCAAACATTCAAGCATTAGAGACCAAAATTAATGCTTTGATTGATGCTTTGCAGTTGTGTGGCTTAATTTCTTGATTAGGCCATATAGACCTAATGTTTTAGGTCGCAATATAGACTAATTTTTAGGCCAAATTCAAAAAAAATAAAAAAAATTGGGAGGGGACTATGCCCCTCCCTTTGTTTTCTTTGACCACACACCCAAGCAAAGCCTACATTCCCATAATAGGATTTGCTCATCTGCCCCTAAATAGAACCCTTTGATTCTTTTAGCCAGC